GCAATCTATCCGCATCACCGCCTCTGCGGCCTGATAATCGAGTCCATCGACATGGCGGAAGAAGCCGCCCTGGACAGGCACAAGGCTTGTGCGCCACTGCGTACCGAGCGCCAGAAACAGTTCCAGTGCCCGTGCATTCTCCGGCCAGATGGCGAAGGTCTCTTCACTGGCCTTCTGTGCCTGGTACTGCTCGATCACCTCGGCCGGAGCGCCCATCGCACCAAGCCCCGCCAGTACCGTCTCATCTCCGCCGGCGCCGCCCCGGCTCTGCTCAACCCAGAATTTTGCGGCGTCCGCTAGTTTTTTGCTTCGGCCCCGGCGAGCACTTCATTAAGATACGCATTCCAGATCGCCGGCAGTGCATACGGATCTGTCAACAGCTGCTCAAGCGTCTCATCGTTAAACGGGACCGGCTCTTTCTTCGAATTCTGCAAGCCACTCCAGCCAACGATGTTGCGCGTCAGCACATCCTTTACAGATTCGCCTGTCTCTTCCCACTTCGCTATATCATCAATGCGAAACTCGATATCGATTTTCCGGCGCGTGATCTTGCCGCCATCGGCCGGCTCATTGATGGTCACTGGCCACATAACGCGGCGATCTTCTGTGAGGGTGTATGACATAGTTATGCTCCTTTACTTGAAGGTTACTTGAATGTGAGAATAAGGTCGTTATCGTCGCCGGCATCGGATGGCAGGAACTCCAGCGGGATGGTGAGTGTTGAGACGCCGTTCGAATCGCCACGGCTCGGCTTGCCGCGCTGCACACGGGCGGCATCGATGCGGAAAATCTGCCCGACTGTCACGCCGTTTTCGAACACCAGCGGCTCCAGCGCAGCGCCCTTGCCATAGGCAGTTTCAAACATATTGATCGTGGCGATATCAGGTTCGCGTATGGTGATGCTGCCGGTCACGGTGCGCCCGGTGATTTCAATCTGTTCAAAATTAACCAGCGCGGTGTGGCCAACGGTAAAGCCCAGATCGATATCGAGCTTCTCCAGCTGCAGCGCCAGACCACCGAGCGTAAACGTGGTGTTGATTTTGTTGACGGCGGCAATCGCCACGTTCGTGAAGCCGGAGAAATCGAAATCAACAGGCATAGTCGATGCAGCCGGAGCATCGTAGAGCGACTGCATGGTGAATGACATCTTGGTATGATCCTTGGTGCCGATCGAGAGCTTGGATGAACCGCGCACACCCAGCAGGCGCTGGCGAACCGCGTTGCTGCTGTTGCCGCGAAACGCATAGATCGATGCAGACTCGAACCCCTGACTGACCAGGTTGTAGACCTGCGAAACACCGGGGGTGTTGGTTGCAGCAAAGCCTGTTGCGCGCAGCAGTGGATCGATGGCTGGCACGCCGCCTGCCGCTCCGGCCCCGCGCAGGCGCACATCGAAATCGATGGCTGAGCGCTTGTTTAGCAGCTCCTTTTCGTAGCCGCCGAATCCCCCCGGCCGCACATGTTCGAGGGTGATCTCCTCACCATCCAGCTCTGTCCATTTCACATTTTCGGCCAGCATGGCATTGGCTGCTGCCGTCGGCACCGGGTCGGTGCCATAGGCCGCTTCCACAGCTGCGGCGATGGCCATCTGTTTCGCGTTATACATTTATGCCTCCTTCGCGGTCTGTGCCGCTTTGGTCGGTTTGATCGGCTTTTGCGCCGACTTCGGAGGCGTCACCACCTCCTGGCGTGTTTTCTTGCCTGATTCATCAAGTTTATAGCTGCCGCCTGCGCGTCCCATAGTTGCCTCCGTGTTACAATTCGTTGATGTGTGAGGTGCGATATCGATCGCGCCAATAGACTGTTCCGCCGCCGATGCGGACGATGGAGCCACCATCCCATTCACAGATGTTGAATCCAGCCGGAGCCCAGCCGACCAGAGCATTGCCGACCGCAATGCGCAGATCACGAAGGCCGCCATCGATCGCCGACTTCCCGCTGCGGTCAGAGAGATCCTTGACCGCGAATACAATCGCGAACCGGGTTGTCACATCCTGTGTGACGATCATGGTGCCGGTGGTATTCGCGCCGGCATCCTCCTTAAGCGGAACAACGAACCCGGCCGGTGCGACCCGGACACCACCCGCGATTGCCTGCTCAAGCTCGGCAGCACCAGCCAGTGATTTGAAGCCGACGGCCTGATCTTCCAGCCTGGTAACGATCGACTGCAGGGGCAGAATCTGAAACGCCATTTCAGAACCCGCTCATGTTGTTGCGATTGAAAACACGGGTTTGACTGCTGATTCGCACATCGAGCTGCGCTGTATCGGCTGCTGGCTCTGTAGCCTCGCCCCAGGTGGCTCTGCCTTCTCCGATGCGATCGAGCAGCGCGATCGCCGCCTTCACATCGTCTTTAACTGTATCCGGCTTATCCATGCCGCGATGGCTGTAGAGGTTGCCGATGGCCAGTGTGGCCGAAATGCTGGTGGCCAGTGCCGGTACCGGATTCATCGGCACGCTGTAGCGCATCGAGATCCTGGCATTGATCTCGGCATCGGCCTGAGCTATGGCCTCATCGATCACGACAGCGTCGGCAATACCATCACCATCATCATCCGAGAGCTGAATCAGATATTGCTCATCATGCTTCTTGATCAGATCTGCATACGTTGAATAAGCCACCGATGATTCCTCCTGTTATACGGCTCGCGCCATCGCCTGCGCCGCGCGATGTAGGCGAGCGTTGAACCACCGCCGGATCACGTAGCTGCGCACCAGGCTTATCAGCGTGAACCATGCCCCGATCCACAGGTTTGTGGTAAGCGGTACATGGATGCCGAACAGCGGGAAGATCGCAATCTGTGAGAGCAGGGCAACGCCGTAGCCAATGGCAATGTTCATCAGTGACTCAATCAGAGAGCCAAGTCTTGTCTGTTCCATTCGTTCCTCCGTTCGAGTCGCCGTATAACCCGGCGCTTCAGCCGACATCGGCGCTGACGCGCCTCCTCGGCTGAGCTTGTGCGTTAGTTTAGAGACGGGCGTGGCGCTGGCCCCGCCCGATCTCCATCAGCCCTTGATTGCAGCGGTTGATTCGACCTTCACGCCTGCGGCCTTCAGATCCTTGATCTGCGCTGCAGTCAGCTCCAGCTCATGGTGGCCTTTGCCAAGGTGGCCGATATCGCCGCCGAGACTGAGGCCATTGACCTGTGGAATAGTGATCTTCGATTTAGCCATGATTCATCCTCCCTTATGCGCCGGTCAGGTAATCGACAAGTTCAAGCCTGGCGGTACCTTTCCATGTGTTGGTTGCACCAGCGGTGTCGCGGTCATTGGTCAGCAGCACGTTGGCCGCCTCAAAGTTGCCTTCACCGACCACCAGCTTCAGCCCCTTCACGCCCAGCGGTGTGCCATCGATGCGCTTGAGGCCGGACATGGCCAGGCGGGCTGCCTTGTATGCGGCTGCATCAAGGGTGGCACGAGAGCCGTAGATCAGCTGCGGCAGGCCATAGCCGACTGCACCGCGCGCCTCGACGCCGAACAGGAACTTCTTCTGCATGAAGACATTCGGATGCGATGCATCGCTCATGCTCACGAAGGTGTAGGGCTTACGCTCCTGCAGGATCATCGGCTGCACGGGACGTGAATCGTCTACCAGAAACCACGGCTCACCGGCGCCGAGTGTGACAGGACGGTTGGCATAGGAGCCATCGGCATCATCAACACCGTTTACAGGGTGCGCCGTATTGAAGAAGGTCACGCCATCGAAGCCCTTGCCAGTCGTGAAGCCGGCAATCAGGGCAGGCCAGACCAGCTCGTCGGGATGACGGGCGCTGGCATCGCCAAGGTTGGACATCAGCGGGTTGTAGATGCCCAGCTGATCATCCTCGAAGTCGTTCCGATCAACGCCGACAGTCAGTTCGAAGTCTTCATTGGGCAGGAAATAGCCATGAGCCACCAGATTGTGAACGACCTTATCGCCCAGCCATTTGCGGATGCCGGGCAGTTCACCGAGCCACTTGTAGTCATTGGCCGAGGTGTTGCTCGGAACCTTCATGGCAACGGAGGTCCAGAACTGTTTCACTGCACTGAATGCATTCTGGAACAGCGTCTTAAAGCTGGTCTGCGCCGCCTGCAGCGTTTGCGCGTTGACCATGATGCCGCCGATACCGATCAGGCCGGCAGTGCCGATATCGAAGCCGATCGCTTCGCCGGCATAGGCGGGATCACCACCCAGCGTGGATGCCAGGGCACACACCAGAAAGGCGAACGACCAGGCGCTGATAGTTTTGATAGTTGATTTCATCGGTTCATATCCTCCGTTACTTGATTTCGACCCAGACACCGGATGCATCGATTTCGATGATCTTGCCTGCGACGATGGAATTGGTTGATGTCTTGGCGACGGTGCCGTCATCCTCGACCAGGGCATTGGTGAGCTCATCACCGGCAGCCAGTGCAGCGGTACCGCTGTTCTTAAAGCGGAATGTGCCACGTTTGACGGTGACCTTCAGGTCGCCGGCAGCGCCAGCAGCGTTATTCACCTGCGACTCGGCTCGGCCAAGCACCTTCAGGGCTGCTGTATCGGCAGCAGGAACGGCATTTCCGGCGGCATTAAGGGCTACCATCGATCCGGCATAGATAATGGTGGCAGCAGCCACCGGGGCGCTGACCAGAGCGCCATCGCGCTCGGGTGTGTTTGCATCTTTGGTTAAAGCCATCGGTTATACCTCCTGGGCCTGTTTTGTTTTGAGAAACTCATCCTGGGAAATACCCAGCTGTGAGCAGATCGCCAGCTCCTCTTCGGAGAGCGCCTGTGCGCCGGCTGTGGCCGGGGCCGGATCTTCGCCGAGCGGCACCACCTTCTGAGCATTGGCGCAGAAGTCGGCGAAACCCTGCGGGTCACGGCGGCAGTAGCCCTCGGCCCATGCCTTCGACTTCGGCGCAATCAGGCCAGCATCCAGGGCGGAGTTCACAGCCAGTTCAACACGATTGCTTTCTCGCTCGGTAGTGATGGTTTTCAGTTCGATGCGGAGGCGGTCGAACTCACCGCGCGGCACATAGCCGGTCAGATCCTGCTGGCTATTGGCCGCCAGCGTAGCGACATGCGATTCGAGATGTGACAGCAGATCGATCAGGTTGTTGTCATTGTTGGCCTGAGCATTGGCCTCTTCCGAGCCTTCCGAGCTGATTGCGGCACTCAGACGGGCAACCGCCTTCTCCAGCTCAGCCAGGATCTCTTCAGGGGTCGCAAGCTCGGGCAGGTTCAGCAGATATTTAATCCGCTCGAGTAGTTCATCCATCGATTTATCCTCCAGTTGTGCGTTTGCCACCGGCGTGAGATCGCCGAGGTTCGGGTAGTGGGTCAGTGCGAAACCCTTGAGCGCCAGCGTCTCTCCGCTCACTTTGTGTGCGGTAAAAACGGGCGACGTGTATTTGAATTCATGGTTGCGAATAGCGGCGGCTGCATTGGGCGTCCATTCGACCGCCCCCCAGATGCCATCGGCTTCATCTGTCAGGGTTGCGGGATCAACCCAGCCGGATGCCGGGGCAACCGCTCCGGTCTTCTGCGCATCGAGTGATGCGTGATGATAGTCGCCGGGGAGGTGCACCTTCATGCCGGCAGCATTGGCGATGATATTCGCGCCGTTGTATTTCCATTTGCGCCCATCGAAGCCGACCACCATACCGTCGGCATTGACCGGGATCAGATGGATGCGCTGGGAATTATCCTCGGCCAGAGTGGCCGGATCGATCGAGCAGATAACGAGCCCGACATCGATCTGCCGGGCCTGCTGCCGCTGTGGTTGATTGGTGCGCTTCGCCATAGATGCGAAGAATGAAGGGGAGAAAAAACAAAACCGCCGGAAGTGCTTCCGGCGGCTGCCCTGTTGAGTAATGCAGCCATCATGGAGTCAATTTCAGGCACTGGCAAGCAGGCCACACATCATCACCGCTGCCGCAACATCAGCCAAGCAGGTGTTCAATCAGAATATCCCTGACGGCCACCTCATTCTCTGAAGAGAGGCCGATAAACGGCCGGGGCGGAATATCGCCCCAGGGCGACTTGCCGCCTGTAAAGGATCGTTGATCTGCACCGAACTGCTGCACAGCGGCATACTCCATCGTCGATCCGAACTCCAGGCCATCACCCAGCAGGGCATAGGCCAGCTCATTGGAGAGGCGTTTGGTTTCTCCGATCAGTGGCTTGTCGCCTTTCTTTCGCGAGAGCGTCAGCTCGCTATTTTCAGCCCACGCCTCTCCATCAGGCCCAACGCCATCGACAAATCGCTGCCTGGTGGATGAAATCAGATATTCACCGATATCGCGGAAGACCGGCTCCATATCCGTGCCTGCCTCAATCAGCTTTCGAAATGTAGCCTGCAGCTCGCTGTCATTGATTTTAATCTTCATAGTGGTCTATACTTCCTAATCAGTGAACTGATCATGCCACCGTCTGGCTCATACCCAGAAGCGACTTGGACGTAGGGTGGCGGGATCGGTTCATTTTTTTCCCGCATAGAAAGTCTGCAGCACCAGCATTTTTCTCCCCGATCTGATTTCGAACACAGCTGTAAATAATTCATCACCGATGGCTTTCGTAAACCTGATCGCATCCCGACCTATATCCGTTGTTCCCCCATAAGTGACAGTGTCCGGGTTATTCAGAATTTTCGGAAGCATGGCATAATCATCTGCGACGATCGCACGTTGCCCGCGCTTCGCTTCCGTGCCGGCATCGCCATGATGATCCCGCACATGACCGACCGCACTACGGTCTACTGCATAATCATACAAGGACACATCCAGCCCATCTTTAAGCGTTGCGACCTTCGCCACATCAGCTGACGTGAGCAGGCCGATAGTTCTATATGGCGCAACTGATCGTCCTTCAAGAGATGCGGCTGCATAACGCCTCACATCATCGGCCACTGATGGTAGCTCGCGATACGCCCGGACAAGATCATCACGCACGGTGGATGGCACGCCCTGCATGTAGGCTTTGGCCAGGGTGTATTCCCATTGTTGTGTCTTCCTCGCCATTGCCTGCACGGTATCCGATACAGAATCACCGGGCATGTAGTCCCAGCCCTTATCGATACCGACAGGGCCACCTGTTTTAGGGTCTGACTCGCTCCATGACGACTCCGGCTTCTTGTCCGGATCTCCACCAAGGCGTTTCGCGCCGGCTGCCGAGCGGGCGCCAAGCACATAGCAGCGGCAAACCCAGCCGTTGGGCGGATAGTGGGTTTTCCACCAGAGCGCATCGGAGGGGAGCGTTAAACCATCCCAGGCTACATGCAGCGGGCGCGGATGGTTGACCGAATCGTTGTGGCGATAGACCCAGAACGGGAAGTTTCCCTGGCGCAGCTGCGCCAGGCGGCCGGCCGAATAGCTGGTGATGGCGTTGGTGTTGTAGATGATGCGAGTCCGCCAGGCGCGGCGGGCATCC